AATGTGCGTTGAACACTACACTATTGATTGGTAGGAACCAGCTTACTTTTTGCAGTATACACTACCCTACGTCACATCACTAGCTAGCCTAGACGTTACTATTGTGTACTTACAAACTGTACGTGGTTGCGAACCACGGTTCCCGTTGATTGGTGGACCATAAGGGTAACGCTCCCTTCTATCGCTGCTTGCAAAGCAGGATCGTAGTCTTCTACAACAGCCCATAACTTTTACAATTGTTCTTGCTTTTGTTGTTTCTTCAGCTTCTTACGTGCAGCAAGATTCTTCAAACGCTCAGCCGCCATTTGTCTTTGGCGTGCATCATGAAGTTCTTTTGCACCCGGTACTGTTTCAAGATCACGATAATACATTATTTTACATCCTTTGTCAAGTATTTGATTTCAAAAAGATCATCTTCACCAACAACGAAAGCGTTTGCTAACGTACCGAAAAACTTACCTCTGACAAGATGATACCTCTGACCTTGTTCATCGTGATAGTCTCCGATAACATATAGATTATACTTCGACCAATAGTAAGGAGGATCAATCTTTTCCCAAACAATAGCGTTAAGATCAAACATTAGTAAGCAAATCCAGCAAAATGCACTTGGTCAGGACGACCGTTGAATCGCTGCATTGACATCCAAATGTCTTGTGCAGCAAGCTTTAGTGCAACGTCATGACTCATAGCGTAAGTATGTCGCATGTGATTTCCTTTGTCAAGTGGTACTAGAAGTTGGATTCGAACCAACGATGTAGCTTTCGCTAGCCGCGTTATCAACACGGTACTCTCGGCCTCTGAGTGATTCTAGTATTTAACCAAACAGGTGTCAACCCGTAAACAGAACGATCTTAGTTCCACCAACCAACTTACGGTTGACACTCATGCTCTGGATGAAGATTTCAAACTGAGGCATCTGTGCAGGAACAAGCTTGACTGTACCAATATGCGGGATACCGATCAAGTCCCGAGCTTCACGACCAGTGTAGTAGTTACCCGACTTGCGGTCCCACACAATGATCTGCTTGCTGTCTTGAACTTCTTCACGCTTGCTCAGTTCATAGTAAGCAGAACCGAGGATGTATCCACCGTGCTTTTCTTCAACGAAGTCTTGAATCTTGTAACCATCGTAAGCAGCAGGTACAGGAATCACTTTGACTTTCTTCGTGATGTTGCGAAGCTCAGCCTTGACTTGAGCAGTAGATACTGCCGAAGTATCCGCATAGAAGCTAGAGCTACCACGAATACCCTTGGTGCGACCAACATACAATGCAGTAGTAGCATTCTTGGTCAGAACAGTAGCGGTTTCAATGTTGCGTTCATCGTTGTAGTCAACTTCAAGGATGTTACCAGCAGGAATACCAAGACGAGTCAATTGCGAAGCATAACCCTTCGGAACACGGAAGCTGATCGTCCACTTGTCAGTAGCTTGCAAACGCTTGATTCGTTCACCGAGTGCTCGACCGCTTGTCTTCGAAGCGTTGTCACCACCGTCAGTCAGAACTTGAATACTGAAAGCAACATCTGGACTGTTGTAATCAGGCACACGTTCAAACTGATCAATCAGCATGTTAACGCTATCAAACAGTTGGGTGTTGTTACCAGTCGTCTTGTAGTCAAGCATACGCTTCACTGCTCCAATGCTCGAAAGTTGAACATCGAATTCATTGAATGTGTTACCATAACCGTGACGAATACTACACGACACAACACTCAGGATAGTGTCAATACCATAACGAATTGCGCTTTCTTTGATGGCAGCGATCTGCTCGTTGTAGTCTTTCATTGCAAGATGAGCAATGTTTTGCATACTGATACTGTGATCACGAGTGATACCGATATACTGTTTCATATAGAGTTTTCTCCTACAGACTAAGATGCTTCGTTTGAAGCGGATGGTGAGGGTAACAGGGTTCGAACCTGTACGAATGAACGTCGAATTTTAAGCTCGATGCGGCTGCCGATTACGCCATACCCTCTTTGCTCGGCAATCTCTTTCTATTTCTGAAAGTAGATGTTTGACTATGACAATTTGGACATAAGAGTGTTAGATTTTCTCTTGAATTATTTCTTGGGTTACCGTCTACGTGTTCAACTTCAAGAGTTATTGGTTTATTGTTCCAGTTATCTATACCACAGTGCTTGCAAGAATAACCAAGTAGTTTGATTAGTCTTTCTCGTATTTGTGTTTTACCTCTAAGGTTTTCAAAAGGAGTATACTCTTTACCAGCGTGGATTGATTTTCCTTTTAGATGAGCAATGTCTACATCATAAAGTTCTATGTATTTTTGAAGTGTCTTGTAATTGCTACCTCTTGCTTTCAGTCCTAGTATTCTCAATACTTGAGACAAAGACTCACATTGCTTTACGATTGATTCTAATAGTTCTTTGGAGTATTTTACTTTTGTCATGAGAATAAGTATTTGGTGCCTTTGGCTGGATTCGAACCAGCAATAACCACTGATTTTGAATCAGTTTGCTGTACCAGTTTACATAGGTCACAAAGGCTAATTTTGGTGCGCCGACTAAGAATCGAACTTAGCGAGCCCGAAGGCACCGGGGTTACAGTCCGGGCATCCTCCATAAATGTATATCGACGCATTGAATCAATTAAGTAACTGTTGTTATTATCCAATGGTTGCTTCATTAGATTCAGACTACGCAACCCTATCTACAGAAATATCATAATGGTTTAAAGAGGTTCGGCCTTGCAAAGCACATCCTCCGCTTATCTGCTTTTAGGTAGTCCCTGAAGCTGGCAAAGAGTCACTCTCTACTCTTAGGTCTTCATGTGACAACAGTTACTTAATTGATTGTTAAAGAACGAATAAAGTTGGCACCGCCTCTTGGGTTCGAACCAAGGACACATGGCTTCAAAGACCATTGCTCTACCAACTGAGCTAAGACGGATTAGAACTGGTAGGAGCCGTGGGATTTGAACCCGACCTTAGTCACCTTAAAAGGGTGATGCCTGACCACTCGGCTAGACTCCCAATGTGGTGAACTATACATGTGTTCGTGAATCTTGTCAACTGGCGCGACCGGAGAGATTCGAACTCCCGACCTGTCGGGTAGAAGCCGCCTGCTCTAATTCCACTGAGCTACGGTCGCATTATTTATTGGGCTCCCCACACGGAATCGAACCGCATCCACAAGGCTTTGGAGGCCCGTATGCACCATCACAATCTAGAGAGACAATTGGGAAGTCCTATAGGGATTCGAACCCTCAGTGTATCAGGCTGTGTACGTTCCCGATGCATCTACTAGAAATACTTACGCTATGTTCCCTGATACGTACTTACAGCATGTTCAATCGTTCAACCGTACAATAGAACCATATCTAAAAACTCTTAACAAATTCTTAGGTATGGTTGCGGGGGTGGGACTCGAACCCACGGGGATATTGCTACCTTCGGGTTATGAGCCCGACACGCTACCAAGCTACGCTCTACCCCGCAACGGAAAAAGACCGTGCTTTCCGGTCTGTCATTCGAGAATCCGCTCGAATCGGCGTGAAAGGATACAAGTGGCACTAGAGGCAAATGTATCCGATTTTGATCAATCAAGCAAGATCGTAGCGTTCTTGCAACAGCGTCTCAAGCATCACACCTTCAGGAGTGAAAGTCTTAGCTGCCAGGATCGACTTCACAAGCGAAGGGCTGAAACCCGACACCAGTGCGTTACCTTGTGCATCGTACTTCACAGGCGTGTTGTTACCACGGTCTGCAATGTTCCACCACACAAGCTTTGGTAGTTCGTAACCAGCAGCTTCAAACTGACGCTTAGCATTGTCGAACGCAGTCTCACGGTAACCGAAAGTGCTTCCATTGAATTGCATGTCGCTGAACACCAACAGGTACTTCGGCATTTCTGCTTGCGGTACACCGTTCGTCTTTGCAACACGCAGGATTTCACCAAACGCACGTTCGATGTTCGTGCTGTAGCCAACATCGTGACTGACAACCCAACGGTTAAGATCGACAATGTTCTTAGACTGATCAACTGTCGTCAGCGTAGGACGGTCAGTGAACGTCAGGTAAACACCACCAAAAGAACCAGTCTGCTTGGTTGCGATATACAGACCAAGTGACACTGCAACGTCAATCGGAGCAAGACCCGGTGAAACCTGCGGACTGCACATGCTACCAGATACGTCAATCATTGGAAGAATCTTTGCATCTTCCGTCAGGAAGTTAGGCAGAGCATTCCACTGAGCTTGAGCAACCACACGGTCGCTACCCTTCAGAACGTCATACGGGAAGATTGCCGAAGCATTGATCTTCGCGTTACCGTTCGTCAGAGCCAGCTTGTACGCTTGGTACTGAGCAGCACAGTTACGATTAAAAGCCTTTTGGTAGTTCTTAGCAGCCAGTGAAGGAATTTTACCGAATTCGATATCATTCCAGCGCTTTGCACACATCAATTGCTCGACAGTGTTCGAGAGCGACACCAGACCCTTGCGGTACTGCTTAGGGCTTACACCCAGGAAGTCACGCAGTTCAGCAGCAGTTGCACCCTTGCGAGGCATCCACTTTGCGCACAGACCATTGCCTTCAGCAAGACCTTCAGCGATCACCGAGAAAGCAGCAGCCTTCCAAGTAGGATTCGTGAAGATCAACAGGTCATCCCAACGACCGACATGCGGTACGACCGGAATAACGTGCAGAAGAGCGGACTCGTCGTGCTTCTCAAGGAACTTCAGAAGACTACGGAATTGTTCACGTTCACCAGCACCTTCGCGGGCATCACGCAGCCACAGAGCAAGACGCAGGGCAAGCTCGCGGTTTTCCGACAGAGCAGCAGCGAACTTTGCGCTGATATCCTTACCACGACTTGCAGCCGCAGAGAAGAACAGGTCAACGTTAGCATTCAGCGAACTCTTGAGAGCAGCCATGCCGTTCTCAGTTTGAGTAAAGTTGCCTTCAGAAAGAACGGCGTTACGGAAAGTAGTCATGAAGTTTCTCCTTTTTCATGTTAAACGGGATAGGTTTTTACGGTTTTGATTACAAGTCAAATGTATTAGGTTTGCTGTATCTATCCCAAAAATAGCAGGATGCATTCTTTTTCATCATTTGAAAGTTGAATTTTAAAGTTTGCTGTGAGCATCCTATGATCGGTTGGCTTGTTAGCCAGTGATTGAACTGTACCTGATGTTGATTGTGTTGTCAAGCGTCTTGTGCAGTTTTTGTTGGCGGCGACTACGGGATTCGAACCCGTGACTTTACCGTGACAAGGTAATTGAATTTGTGTGCTGTTTGATTCCTACACAGGAATGACTTTCTTAACGTTTTGCCGCTAAACTAAGTCGCCATAAAACTTTGGTGGGTAATCTCAGACTCGAACTGAGAGGCTTCTGCTTCTAAGGCAGAAAGGTATACCAATTCCCGTCAATTACCCAATAGATTTCTGCTAAATTGACTATGACAATTTGGACATAGAAATCGCAAATTCTCTAATCTGTCATCTAGCCAATTTTTGTTCACATGATCTACATCTAGAGTCAATGGTGAGCCTAACCACTCTGGTTTTTGACCGCATTTACTGCATTCATGTTTAACATTAGACTCCAACATTGCTCTAACTAGTAATCTTGCTTTAGTACGACCACCTGATGTTCTTAATGTAAGAATTGAATCTGGTTTTCGTTTTTTAGGTGAAGACTTACCTTTGTTATGAGCACAACGTAAAAAGTGTGAAGTATCAGCATTCAGTTGCTTAATCTTTCTAGAATAATGAGCGTGATTCCCACCGGCTTCTTTTTTTCCTATTTTTCGCAATACTTCATATACACTAAAAGAAGTGCGGACAGCTTCTATTAATTCACTGTCTGATACTATTTTTCTTTTCATATTCTTTAAATTTCATGGTGCTGGATGTAGGATTCGAACCCACGACGTAGATTACTCATACCTGCTTACAAGGCAGGTGCCATCGACCAACTAGGCGAATCCAGCTAAAAAGGTCTGCTATTCTATCATGACTTTCTTGTTTGTCAAGTAGTTCCAGACTACTATTTGTAACTTTTTGTTTCTAGCAGTTTCAATCATGTTGCGAGTGCCAGGACTTTTTTCATCCCACAATGCAATAAGACCTTGTGCTACATTTGCCATTTGCGAATTGCGAACATGACCAGCACCTTTGAAGAATTTACCGTTAGGATACCAGTCAGCAGGATACTTGTCAACTGGAATTTGTCGCATTTCTGCAAACAACTCACCGACACGATCTGCTCCGCGAGCACAACCAGAGACTACTTCCGTGATTTTACCATAACGCTGCTCGAAGTCAAGCACTGCTGCTTTGCACTGTCGAACTTGCTCTGGTACGTCACGACTACCTGCGATGATTACTTTCATACTTTTTCGTAAGTAAATTCGGACTCTTCCAAGTAGTAATACGTTTTATCATGCCTGTTGTACTCACAGGTGAGTGTACCCCTGTACATGACACCATCTACGATAAATTCTTGCCTGTACTCGTCGCATCCGACATTGTATGCACCTTGACAGTCTTGGTATGCTCTTTGCTCAAGCATTTCTTCCACTTCACGCAAAGCAACGTCAAGAGATTCAAACACATTGTTTTCAGCTTTTGATTCAAAGTCAAACAGTTCAGCCTCTGCATCTTCTAGTTGTTTTTTTGCAAGTGCAATTTGAGTTTTCAGTTCGTTCAGTGTTTTCATTTTATACCTTTCTTAAAGCTCATCTGTGTACGTTGGATATACTCAGGCACTTCACGACCAAGAAGAACTTCTAAGAATTCTTCAGGTAGCTTCACGTTTTCAGAACGACCAGCAAACATCGGTGCAATGTCTTCTGCCTTATGACCAGCAAGACCACAACCGATGGCAGTTACCATGAACTCTAGGTTCGGATTATCACGAGCAAATCGGATGAACAGATCAACGTAGAAGCTGATGACTCCAAGTTCAAGAGTATCACTAGGAATGGCTCGACCTTCGTACTTGGTAGGGATACCATACGACTGACCTTGCAGACCAAGACCTTGACCGTAGATCGCACCGTATTTGTCAAGCGCAACTTTAGCTGCACCACTACCGTGACGACCACGACGGTTTGATCCGAATACGAAGATTTGATTAGGTTTCAACATGATGTACTTGAACTCCTGATTGTTTGAGAAGATTGATACCATCTTCGGACTTATATACTTCACCATAGAATACACTGCTTACTCCACAGCTAAGCAGCAGCGCAGCGCAGTGCTCACAAGGTGATAGCGTAACATAGACTGTCGATCCTTTGCAAGAGATTCCTTCTCTGGCAGCTTTGATGATGCAGTTAAGCTCAGCATGAATGACTTCTGTCTTTGTGACAAGCTCACCTGTTTTCATGTCTACTCGCTCAAGATCGTTACTACGACCTGGGGCAGTTCCATTGTAGCCAGGAAGAAGAACACCGTTGGCTGTAACCAGCAGTGCTCCTACTTTAGCTCTGACACCTTTGGAGCGTCGAGCATACATCAAAGCCTGCTGCATATGCAAGCTGTGTTCTTCTGGTTTCATTATCCCATGATCCTTTCGGCTTGAGGTACAACACACTTTGGTTTTGGTTTATCCCAACCATTAGTAACAGTCAAAATGTACTCGTCGTTATCGTCACCCGTCAAGTCCTGAAGCTGAAGAATAAGTTCTTCGATTCGGTGCTTGGCTACTGTCAGGTCTTTCTCGGGTGAGAGTCGAATGACTGCATAGCCGTTTGGACCCGACACTATCATCGTTCGTGAACTCATCGGATTTAAAGTACCCGTGGACTCTGTAGTTTCTGCTGTCGTCTCTGAAGTAGTCGTTGAAGTCATCGTCCTCCACCATTTTCTCTCCATAATTTTACTCTGTAGATGAACTCTTGGTAATCAGGTGAATCGGATGCAAAAATGTGAGCAATAACAACCACTGCAATAATGACTGCGGGAATCATCATGTATGCACTGTTAAAAACTGCTCCAAGAAATAGTGCAGCAATCCAAACTGAAATACCTGTTACTTTCAAAAGATACATCCAAGGAAGATCACGCAGTTGCATGATTACCCCTTGATCATCTTCTTCAGCGACTTCTGAATGCGTTCTTGGTTGGCGCGGAATTGCTTACCAGTGCGAATCGAGTCACGAACAATGTTCATGATATGGAAGTTCGCTTCGGTTTCAGGCTTCGTCTTGTCAACCTGATCGTACAGCGTGTTAGCGATACCCTTCAGTTGGAACAGACGTTCGTTGGTGGTGCGCAGAAGACGCCGGTTGAACGTGATAAGGCGAGCGATGTCACCTTCGGTCAGATGGTTAGTACGATTTGTCATTTGTATCTCCTAGTTGAGTTGAGGAAGCATCAGTTTATAGCAGCATGAATAGAAAAGCAAGCATGAAAGTGTAACAGGATCATATACTTAGATGAATCAATGAATAGATAGATGAATACTTAAATTTTGAGTATTCCAGCGTCTCAAGCAAATCTAGCAAACTCGCCATACACATTCATTGCGGCAGCACAATACGCAGAGTGAGCAGATTCCTTGTCAGCAAAGTAGCCGAGGTGATGAATAACACCATTGATTGATATACATGATTTCCATTTTGATTTACGTTTATCAAAATATACACCTTTGTATCCGCTAGTATTGTTACTTCCTAATTTCTGATTACAGTTATTTTGCATACGTGTTGCAATCCTGAGATTTGAGATTCGATTGTCCAGCTTGTTGCAGTTAATATGATCGGTATCGTATCCGTCAGGAGCATTTATGATCAATCTGTGCATCAATATTTTTTGCCAACTACCGTCAGATTTCCTTACATCCGTAGCAGCGTATCCACTATTGAAATACCAGTTGTACTTTTCAACCAATGGAATGCTAACAATACCAATAACTGTTTCATAACCTTTTGTTAAAGGAACAATTGCTATGTCTTCACATATTTTAACTTGTCTTAGTTTCATAAATACTCCTGTAATGCTAAATACTGTTATTACTATACTTAACACACTGATATTATTCTATACTTTAAATGTTTCGTTGTAGGAAAAGACAAGCCTTCTACAACGGCGTGATACAAAATCACCCTGTAGCGGCTCGGTCTTGGATACTCTCGTTGTGAGGGTTCTCTAATCCTGTTATCCATCGAGGTCAGTGACTTGTCGATGTCCTTCTAGTCCAGGATTAACTTGTGCTACTGCTCAAGTCAAGTGTAACTAGGGATTCTTGGTGAATTGCACACACCCGAGAGCCTTACGGACTTCCCATACCCTTGCTGGCATTGTAACCGATCACAAAGTTGAAGTCAACCCCTTGACAATCCCAGAAGTCATGATATGATGCCAACCCTTACAACTTGGAGGAACCATGCCATTGCCTGACAAAAACCTAATCGTAGTCAACTCCATCGTTACACCTGATGGCACTCGACTGTACTCTCATCATCGTCACGACTACAAGTCACACATTGACAAGAACGGTCGATACTACGCTGTAGATGGTGGTCGAGATTATCTCAAGAGAAATTACGATGAGCTAGACTATATGGAAGCTAGTCTGTCCTACGGTGATCCTCATTCTGAAATTCGTAAACATTTCATGTGGTTTTCCAGTGATGGTCGAAAGACTCTTCTGAAGGACTTGACTGCTGAACACCTTCAGGCTATCATCGCTACTCAACATCATCTTCCCGCTTACATCCATGAGCAATTTCTAAACGAAGTAGCATGGAGAGCAGAAGAATCAATCGTCAAACATGTGGAGGTACGTAAACGTGGTTAAACTTCTTGTTGCATTTCTACTTGCAATGCTCGTTGTCTTTGTGGTAGCATACTTCGGTGCGGTAAACAAAAGCCGCTCAACTTTCTGGAAATATGTCGGTATCGGTACTACACTAGCAATTGGTGCATTTGCTTTGCTGACAGGTGTTGTTGTATTGTTCTAACTAAAGGAGAAACATGAACATTCGTAATATTGGTCGTACTCTTGCAATCGCTCTGATTGCTATTTCTGCTGCTGCTTGTACTCGTGTCGAAACGGGTGAAGTTGGTCTGCGTGTTGACATGTCGAAACAGGTACAGATGGGTGAACTGATGCCCGGTAGCTGGAACCAGACTCTTGTTGGTGATGTGCTGACGTTCCCTGTGCGAGACATTGGTGGTAGTCTTGAAGACAAACGTCCGCTTACCAAAGATGATGTTGCACTGAAGCAAGTTGACCTGTCGTATGTATACGGTGTTAGTCCTACCGCTGTTGCTGAACTTTGGACTAAGCAACCACGCTCGTTTCACTTTGTAGATACCAAGTCAGGTGACACGTTCCTGATGGCAGTTCGAATGCAAACTCTCGTTAACAACGCCCTCTATGAAGCTGTTCGCAAGTACGGCACCAAAGAAGTTAACGACAAGCGACAAGCAATTGAACAAGATGTAAACGACATCGTTGCTCGAACTCTGAAGAACGACAAGCTCGAAGGTGTGTTGACACTGACTAGTGTACAAGTTCGTGCAATTGATCTTCCTGACAACATTCGTGACAGTGCAGCAGAAGTTGTGCGTTCACAGAATATGCTTGCTGTGAAAGCCAACGAAGTTGCGATTGCTGAAAAAGAAGCCGAACGTATGCGTGCTCTGAGTGCTAACTCTGGTCAGTCGATTGCATACATGGACGCACAAGCTCGGTTGAATATCTCTGAGGCTGTGAAGCTCGGTAAGGTTTCGACTATCGTCGTGCCGCACGACTTCAAGGGTTTCGTGAACGTTAAGTAAACCAGGGAGCTTCGGCTCCCTTCTTTTGATTGGAAAAACATGTGGAACTATCGACTAGTACAAATTGAAGAACTTGGTGACATTACAGTAGAAGTCTGTGAGGTTTACTACGACCACGATCAAGTGCCTCACGGTTACTGTGCTGCTAAGCTATTCACAACTCCCGACACAGACGGTGATCCGAAGGCTTCTATCCGATGGACACTTGACCGCATGCAGGAAGCTGTGCAGAAACCCATTCTGCATTATCCCCAAGACTTTACAGGAAAAGCACTATGAGTGAAGTAGAGAAATACTGGCAAGCAGTCGCCACCAAGACTGGTGACAATCGAACGTGGCACCAGTTGACACCGAACCAGCAAGCTGCTATCATTCACAGCATCAACATCGTACTCGGTGTTTTGAACAACCAGATTCAATAAAGGAAACATAATGACAGAACGTGCTCTAGCTACCATCCGTAAGATTGAAGAAATTGCCCCCATTGAAGGGGCAGACAAGATCGAAGTTGCCCGTGTTGGTGGCTGGCGTGTTGTCGTGAAGAAGGGTGAATTCCAAGTCGGTCAACTCGCTGTATACTTCGAAATCGACTCGTGGATTCCTCACGATCTTGCTCCGTTCCTGACTCGTCCTGGCAAGGAACCTGCTGAGTTCAATGGTGTCAAGGGTCAGCGTCTGCGCACGGTTCGTCTGCGTGGTCAAATCTCGCAAGGTCTACTGCTGCCCATTATTGACACATGTGGAATGGACTTTATTGGTTTTACTGTTAATGGTTTTTTTGTTACAGGTAACTATAACGAAGGTGATGATTTCACTGAAAAGTTGAATGTTCAGAAGTGGGAAAAGCCTATTCCTTCGAACATGCAAGGTATCATGCGTGGTAACTTCCCTTCGTGTGTACCGAAGACTGATCAAGAGCGTGTGCAAAACATCAAGACTTCCGTTCTTGAGCAGTACGTTGGTCATCATTTCGAAGTAACTGAAAAGATGGACGGTTCAAGCTGTACCATGCTGCTTGACTCTGAAGGTCTGTTTCATGTATGCTCTCGTAACGTTGACCTCGAACGTGATGAGTCGAATGTCTACTGGCAAATGGCTATCAAGTATGATGTTAAAGCTAAGCTTCGTGAACTGATTGCTCTTGGTGGTTCAATGGCTATTCAAGGTGAAATCTGCGGTCCTGGTATTCAAGGCAATCAGTATGAATTTACTGAACCGGATTTCTTTGTGTACGACATGTATGACCCCGGTACTGCAACATATTGTCCTCCAGGTATTCGACAATCCATTGTGGAGGCACTAGGTCTAAAGCATGTTCCTGTTATCGTGATGGGTACACTACAAAGTGCTAATCGTGATGTGCTACTGGAAGACGCCAAGGATTGTTCAGTGTTTAATAAAACACCACGAGAAGGTCTGGTGTTCAAGCTGAATTCTAAGGATCGTTTTAGCTTCAAGGTAATCAGCAACGACTGGCTGGAGAAGTACGAATAGGAGGTACATCATAGGAATTTTCGTAAGACACACATCTTGTGACTCCTGTGGAAGCTCAGACGGGCGAGCCCTCTACCAAGACGGCTCGTTTTATTGTTGGGTTTGCCAAAAAGGTAAAGCATCACAGGAATACATAGAGTCACTAGGTGGTGACAAGTCTAAACCAAAACGACAGGAGAAGCCATTGCTTGACCTAACAATCAAACCTAGCGGTAAAGAACGAATCAGTGCAGAAGATTGGCAGAATATCAAAGATAATACCACAACGGATGTTTCTTATCGTGGTATTCGTCCAGAGACTAATCGTAAATTCGGAGTACGATACGCTGTAGACGCAGAAGGTAACGTTCTCACGCAGTATTGCCCTATCACAAAAGGCGGTGAGCTATCCGGCCTGAAGCGTCGGGATCACCCGAAAGAATTCTCAGGTATTGCTGTGACAGGCGCAGAGTGCGATCTGTTTATGCAGCACAAGTTCAAGTCAGGAGGCAAGTACGTTGTCCTTACGGAAGGTGAAATCGATGCGCTCTCAGCGTATCAAATGCTCAACGACTACAACCGTTCGCGTGGTTCCGATTTCGAGACTGCCGTGGTTTCTGCGACAACTGGCGCGAATAGCTATAAGCAAATTGCTGCGCAGTATAAGTTCTTTGACTCGTTCGACAACATCATCCTCTGTCTTGATACAGACGAAGCTGGTCAGGATGCCCAGGAGCAAATCGTCAAGGTTCTCCCAAAGGGTAAGATCAAGGTAATGAAGCTGAAGTTCAAGGATGCTAACGAATACCTCAAGCGTGAGAATCCTAGAGACTTTATCACAGCGTTCTATGACGCACAACCTTATGTCCCTCTTGGTGTAGTAGGCTCTGGTTCTCTGTATGATGCTGTGTTGAATCAAGCACTGATGAAACGTATTCCGTTTCCGAAGTTCATGGGTGAAGCGAACATCATGCTCTGTGGTGGTATTCCACTTGGACACATCATCAACCTTGCAGCACTGACTGGTGCAGGTAAGACGACTGTAGTTAACGAAATCATCTACGAGTGGATTTTCACTTCACCACATATGCTCGGTATTGTGAGTCTGGAACTCGACAAGGGTCAGTATGGTGAAGCACTGCTTAGCCGACACTTGAGCCGCAAGATTGCCCTGTTCTCTGACGACGAAGCACGCATGCGATTCCTTACCTCAGAAGAGGTCAAGACTAAAGCTACAGAATTGTTTATGAAGGATGGTAGCAATCACCGCTTCTACGTCCTAGATAACCGAGACGGAAGTGTTGAAGAAATCCAAGCTGCCATCGAGGAACTGATCGTTGCGTGTGGTTGTCGTGTGATCGTTCTAGACCCATTGCAGGATATCATGGCTGGTGTTTCGGTTGAAAAGCAGGAAGAGTTCATGCAGTGGATGAAAGGTATGATCAAGAGCCACAAGGTTTCTTTCATTCTGATTAACCACATCCGAAAGTCAGCGGCTGGTTCCAACAGTGGTGAATTCGGTGAAGAAGATATTCAAGGTAGTTCGACCATCATCAAGTCGGCTTCTGTGACTATTCTTCTGTATCGTGATAAGAACCACGAAGACCCTGTTATGCGAAACACAACAAGAATGGTCATGCCGAAGAATCGTATCACAGGTATTACTGGTCCTGCTGGTGAAATCTACTACGACAATGAAACCCATACTCTGTTTAACAAGGCAGAGTTCTTTGGTGGAACGACATGAGACTAAGATGGAAAATCCAGAGTGATGTTCCAAACTCTAGACCTGTGCTACAGTTCTGGCAACGGGAATCCATCATGAGTGAATTGTCAGGATTAGACTATTCAGAAAATGGTAGATGGGTGAATGTCCCTGTGGTGATTGAACCTAGTGGACCAGGGGAAACACCATCGTGTTGTGATGGTGGTAATTGGTGGGGACATCATGAATCTTGCCCAAACGTGCGCTAGACAAATAGCCTACCCGTGTGGTAGGCTTTCCTTTTTTACACTTGACTTTTCTGTATTTATGATGTAGAATAGTATTCTTTGTCTTTAACCACCTTACAGGAATATCAATGAAACAATGTAAAGACTGCAAAGAATATCGAAGCCTCACAGACTACTATATCTGCAATAAAAAACCTCTGCGTTACTACTCGTCGTGTAAAGAATGTACAAAATTAAAGTCTAGAAGTAAATACGCAAATCTATCAGAAGAGCAAAAAAACATAGAACGAAAGAAAAGACTTGATAGTCTCGATAGAGAAAGAGCAAAAGCTAGAAGTACAAAACACTATTCCACAGTAGAAGGTAGGGCCAAGACTCTATTGAAAGGTGTCAAGGATAGAGATGTTTCTCACGATCTTGATCTACAATGGTTCATTGACAAGCTTCAGGTCGGTAAGTGTGAAGTTACAGGTATTCCGTTTGATTTCAACCCTCACCCTGTTTACAAGAAGAACCCAATGTCACCATCTATCGACAGAATCAACTCATCTCTTGGTTATCAAAAAGAAAACTGTAGAATGGTAGTGTGGCAATATAATATGGGCAAAGGTGAAACGTCCGACTCGGAATTCTTAGAGTTTTGTAGAAAACTCGTATCAAAATACAAGGAAGAACAATGACACTTAAATACTGGATTTGGGATATTGAAACGTACCCTAACTGTTTCACCATCAGCATCATTCGTCAAGACGGTAAGCACCTTCGTTCTTTCGAGTGCAGTCGTCGGAAGAATGATTTCGCCAAAATTCGCACCTGTGTGGAATATCTCGAAGAAAACGATGCAGTCATGGTCGGTTTCAACAACCTGGGATTCGACTATCCTGTCCTGCATGGTCTACTGCTGCATCCTGGCGTTGACCAAATGTCAGGTCTTGGTGTAGCAAAGCTGGCGTATAAGCTAGCTCAGGCACAGATTGATTCAACCAAGCAAGGTTTCCCTAAGACCGTTCCTGTGTACGACTGGATTGTTCCCCAGGTAGATTTGTATAAGATTTGGCACTTCGACAACAAGGCCAAGGCTACAGGTCTGAAGATGCTTGAGTTTAACATGCGCTCAGACAATATTGAAGACCTTCCGTATGCTGTCGGCACCGAACTGGAAGACCATGAGATTGATGTGTTGATTCATTACAACCAGCACGATATCAAGGAAACTCTGAAGTTCTTCGGTCATAGTCTTACTCAAATTCACTTCCGTGAAGAACTGACTGCTAAGTATGGTCGCAATTTCATGAACCATAACGACACGAAGATCGGTAAAGACTACTTCATCATGGAGCTAGAGAAGCAAGGTGTGAAGTGCTATATCAAGCAAAACGGTAAGACTGCGCCTGTACAAACTCGTCGTCCTTACATCAATATCGCAGACTGCTTGTTTGATTACTATGACTTCAAGCGTCCTGAGTTCATTGCAATTCTGGAATGGTTCAAGCACCAACGCATTCGTGAAACCAAAGGTGTGTTTGCTGATATTGCAGAGCATCGTCTTGGTGAAGTTGCGAAGTATGCGAAGATGCGTACCAAACGTCAACGTTATCCAATGAAGCCTAGTGAGATTGTAGAAAACCTGTTCAAGAATGAGTATCCCTGCGGATGGATTGACGAAGTAGAACTGAAGCAGAAACTCAAGGGTGAGTTCAAGAAGAGTTACTGGAAGTGCTGGAACGTGGCAGACAACCTGAACGTGGTAGTTGATGGTTTTCAATTCGACTTTGGTACAGGTGGTATTCACGGTAGCCTAGAGTTCACGCTGGTGGAAGCTGACAGTGAATACGAGATTGTAGATGCTGACGTTAGCTCAATGTATCCTAATCTGGCTATCTCCAATGACGTTTACCCTGAACACCTTGGTATTGAATTCTGTACGATTTACAAAGCAGTGTATGAAATGCGTAAGTCCTACAAGAAAGGTACACCTGAGAACCTGATGCTCAAGCTGGCTCTGAACGGTGTTTACGGTGACTCGAATAACCAGTACAGTCCGTTCTATGATCCTAAGTACACGATGACGATTACGATTAACGGACAGCTCACACTCTGTCTACTTGCTGAAAAGCTGATGACAATCGAAGGTCTGCAACTGATCCAAGTCAACACTGACGGTGTTACTGTGAAGATTCCTCGTGCCAAGCGTGCTGAGTACAACGCAGTATGTGAAGCATGGCAAAAGCAAGTTAAGCTTGAGCTTGAGTATGCGGAGTATTCGAAGATGTTCATTAGAGATTGCAATAACTATATCGCGGTGTACACTAACGGTAAGGTCAAGCGTAAAGGTGTGTATCAGTACGAAGACCTGGGTTGGCACCAAAACCAGGGCGGTCTGGTTATCGCCAAGGCTGCTGAAGCTGCAATGGTTCATGGTACAGATATCGAAGAGTTCATCAAGGCGCATACTGACAAGTATGACTTCCTGATGCGTACAAAGGTGCCTCGTAGCTCAAGTCTATATCTTGAGAAAGATGAACTGGATGCTGAAGACAAACCTGTCAGAGTAAAGCAACAGAATATCTGTCGATACTACGTGTCAAAGTCTCCTGACAGTGGTAAGCTGATCAAGGTCATGCCTCCACTACCGAAGAAACCCGATGACGTTCGTGAAATCGGCATCGAGTCAGCTTGGAAGGTGAAGACTTGCAACAACATGCTTGACTTCGACGGACAGATCGACTATGCTTACTACGTTCATGAAGCAAGAAAGCTTCTGGTACCACCTGTGTTTACTCGTGAAGAACTTGCCAAGATGGCAGAAGGGAAAGACGATGAGTTTGAAGAATGAAGGTCCAATCTGTAGTGCAGACGGTTGTTCTCGTCGTGAACCGTGTGGTTTTGCCTGTCGTGATGAAGGCAACTTTGATGTTCCAATTTGGAAACAGCGAGTAGACCAACTGATTGAAGAAGTGCTAGACTTTGAACCTGTTGTATTCAAAGAAAAAGGTAAAAAGTGAACATTCGATACAAATGGTTTTACAAAAATCATCGTGGTGAACTTGAAGAAGTTACAGGTCAACGAGTACCGTTTTCTGAAATTGAAAACATTAATGTTTCGTATTCCATAGATGGTCTTGGGTTCAAGACAGTTGGAATGGCACTAGATGCCATGCAAAAGTTTATTGACAACGGTAACTGGAGTGGGAACACTCCTGCCATGTTAATTCTAGTTCACGGGAGGTAACAAATGACTATTACAACTAAACCTTATGGTTTCAAGCACTGGAAGTTCCCAGGTGGTGAAATCGGTGTAAAGCTTGATCCTGAGTGGTTGACGCATCCTCACGATGTTCCACTTGCAGCTACCATTGAACATCGTGGTCTGGTTGATCATGAAGAGCTTTTCATTATCATGAATCTGTGTGATGCAATCGCTCGTGCTACTGCAAATCGAAAGAATCGTGAACCTGTATATCTGGACATGCCTTACCTTCCTTATTCTCGTCAAGACCGAATGTGTCATCCGGGTGAATCTTTTGCACTTGCTGTTTTCTTGCGTGCAATTCCATCCTACGTTCGGTTGATTACAACGGATGTTCATAGTGACGTTTATGCAAATATCAATAGCTCTGAAAAACCTTACATCCAAAACATTGGTCAAAACACTGTTGCATTTGAAACGGTGAAGAAGCACTTCAAGGCAGACTGGCTCGTCGGACCCGATGAAGGTTCTACCAGAAAGATCAACGTACTTTCGCGTGAAACCTTTGTACCGTATGTCACGCTGACTAAGACTCGTAAAGAGGGTAAGGTTCACCATGAAGACTTGACACCTGATACTCTTTCAGGTAAAGTCCTGATTGTGGACGATATTGGAGACGGTATGGCGACTTTTATTAGTGCAGCACAGATGCTGAAAGCTACACAGCCTCGTATCACTAAACTTGGAGTGATGGTCACACATGGTATCTTTTCAAAAGGATTGGACATTCTAAACGGTATGTTCGATGTTGTTTACACCTATAATCTGATGAATCCAGATGTTGCAGACCATCCTCTTCTGGCAAAATAGCACTGTCCCAGGATATGAAGTTTCTTCTTGCGGTAAGATTCGTTCTGTAAATAGACTAGTAAGCAAAACAAACGGTAATATTGCTCTTCTAACCGGAAAAGAGCTTAAAACGCAAATAGACAGAAATGGTTATGTGCGAGCAAGATTGTCTCATTCTAACAAAAAAATCACGATCAGAATGCATCGTGAAGTAGCTATTGTGTTCATACCTAATCCAGAAAACAAACCTCAAGTTAACCATAAAGACGGTAACAAACAAAACAACAGTGTCAGTAATCTTGAGTGGTGTGACAACTCTCAAAATCAAATTCATGCAATAGAATCAGGACTAAAAACAATTTCGTATGCAGAAAAAGCACCTAGAACCAAATTCAAAGTGCTTGTATTTGATAAGTCTGGAAACCACAAGCTCACATTGTGTGGCAATAAAGAAATGAAACTGCATGGGTTCGACTTCAGACTTGTCAATGCTTGTCTGCAAGGTAAACGAAAATATCACAAGGAACATTACTTCAAGTCTCAACCACTTGACAACACTCAACCTCAGTGATACAGTTCTGCATCGCAATAACGAAAGGAAAAGTAAATGTTTCAACCTAACCCAATTCTCGCTGCTGACTTCTACAAAATCGGTCACGTTTTCCAGTATCCGCTTGGTACCAGCGAAATCTATTCCAACCTGACTGCTCGTTCGAACAAGCGTGCTCCGCTTGCAAACGGTCGATACATTGACAAGGTTGTATTTGTTGGTTTGCAAGTATTCCTGATGCAATTCCTGCAAGAGCAATTCCAAAAGCTTTTCTTTGATAAGCCAAAGGCTGATGTTGTTGCTGAGTTCAATCGTCGTAATGATGGTGCTCTCGGTCCTGGCTCGGTTGATAGCTCGCACATTGCTGCGCTGCACGACCTGGGTTACCTGCCTCTGGAAATCAAGGCACTTCCTGAAGGCTCGCTCGTTCCGATGGGTGTCCCGATGTTGACTGTTCACAATACTCTGCCTGAGTTCTACTGGCTGACGAACTTCATCGAAACTGCTCTCAGTGCTGAAATCTGGAAGATTATTACTTGCGCAACTGTCGCGTTCGAATACCGTAAACTGCTTGAGCGTTGGGCTAAGCGAACTGGTTCTCCGAAGGATTTCGTTCTGTGGCAAGGTCACGACTTCTCGATGCGTGGTATGTCGGGTATCTCCGATGCTGCTCAATCTGGCATGGGCCACCTATTCAGCTTCCTTGGTACTGACACGATCCCTGCAATCGAAGCTATCGAAAAGTTCTACAACGGTCTTGCAACCTTCGTCGGTGGTTCGGTTCCTGCAACTGAACACAGTGTGATGTGTGCTGGTGGCATGGAAGATGAGAAGGAAACCATTCGTCACCTGATTCAAGATGTTTATCCGAGTGGTGTTGTGTCGGTTGTTTCTGACACCTGGGACTTCTTCAAGGTTGTTACTGAAACTGCTACTGAACTCAAGGATGTTATCCTGAATCGTCAACCGAATGCACTTGGTCTTGCCAAGGTTGTGTTCCGTCCTGACAGTGGTAATCCTGCTGACATTCTCTGTGGTGATCCGAAGGCTCCTGCTGGTAGTCCTGAGTCGAAGGGTGCTGTGGAATGTCTGTGGGAAATCTTCAGTGGTACTGAGACTGAAACTGGTCACAAGCTTCTGAATCAACGTGTGGGTCTGATCTACGGTGATAGCATCACGCTCGAACGTGCTGAAGAAATCATGCAGCGTTTGCACCTGAAGGGATTCGCTTCCGCTAACGTGGTGTTCGGTATCGGTAGCTTCACGTATCAGTACCTGACTCGTGACACTTTCGGCATGGCAATGAAGGCTACTTCTGCTGTGGTGAATGGTCAACGTCGCGCACTGTTCAAAGACCCCAAGACTGACGATGGTCTGAAGCGTAGTGCTCGCGGTCTGCTGAAGGTTCAAGAGCTTGACAACGGTAACTTTGTCCTGCACAATGACTGCACGGTTGAACAAGAACAGACTGGTGCTTTGCAGACGGTGTTCCTCAACGGTCGAATCACCAAGATGTTTACCATCGATGAGATTCGAGCTAAGGTCAACACTGCTGTTGACAAGTATCTGCTGACGGTATAAACTAGTTTTGTGATGTGTGAGAGTGCAGGTGCAGTCAAGACTCCCGCTTAACCGGAGACATTGACAAGTAACGTGAGTTACGGAGCAGAGTCCACACATCACTTCTTAACATAAAGGAAATCATATGAGTAAGTTTGAGCAAAACTTTAAAGCTAAATATGGTGATACAGGTGAAGCATTTGTCCAAAAGTGGGTTAATGGGCTTGAAAGTGGCAAGATTAAGCGAATCGGTGGAGCACTAAATAACGGTAACGGTATGTGCTGCCTTGGTCTTGCATGTGATATCCTTGCTGAAGATGGATTGGTGTCAAAGAAAGTTTTGGCATCTGGTACCGTTCACTACAGCAATGAGCATGAAATGCCTACCGATACTGTGCAAAAAGTAATCGACAGTCTTCTTAATAGACACACTGATTGCACACACCTTGCGTCTAGAAATGATGAAGGTCGTACTTTCAAGAAAACCGCAGCAGTCATTCGTACTGCAATGAAAAAGCAAGGTATTATCCTCAAATGAGACGTATCTGCGAAGTCGCTGCTGAAATCATCAACGTATGGAAAAAGCCGTACTTTGGTGCAGTACCATACTTGCAAGCAATGTTGTGTCTAGTCGATAAAAACGACAAGTACGGACTTGACAGCGCAGAGTCAATCGTGCAATACTTTCTTGGTAATGCAAACACTTTCCGTGGCGAAGATGCTCGCCGTCTTAAACTCGAACTGAAGGAACTAATCAAATGAAAAACCTGTCCGCTAACTTTACCGCTGGTCAACTCGTGGCACTCAGTGCCATGTTTGACACGTTTCCCGATAACGTTGAAGCTATTGCTCAGTTCTATCTGGCTAACATGGCAAAAGTGGTTGCATTAGCAATGAAGGATCGCATTGAATCCGGCGAACCTCTTTCTGATGAATGGATGGGTGTGTTGCTGTCCTCGATGCTTGCTGACTCCGCTAAGCAGAAGCCTGTTGCGATGAGTGAAGGTCAAGTCGAATTGCTGAAGACGATGGATATCGATAACCTGTAAGGGTAAAAATGAACATCAAAGACATGATTGATAAACCGTTCATGCTTATCATCCGGGGTCTTCCCGGCTCCGGTAAGAGTACGTTTGCTGAACTGATTTCACACATGACAGTTGAACCCATTGTCATTGCCGAAGCTGATCAATACTTTGTCGAAAAGTTTGATGGTGTTTTTGAACCTCGACGTATTGCAGATGCTCATGCTTGGTGTCGTCAGAAAGTCCAACGTGCAATTGATGACAGGAATAATGTTATTGTGTCCAACACTTTCACCCGTGAGTGGGAATACGATGAATACTTGACGATGGCATCAAGAGCAAACTACAATATCTTTGTCATTACGATGAACAACATCCACGGTAATAAGTCCACTCACGGTGTTCCTGAAGAAACTGTCACCAAGATGCGTGATAGGTTCGAACACAGTCTCTGATGAAAAAGTTCATCTTTACACTCCTGATCGGTGTCTTTGGGGCATTGACAGGAGTTCTTTTCACTGTATCATACCTCGATCCTGGCATTCGATTAATGATCGGTTTCTTCTTAGCTAACCTCGGAGTCTACTACTAATGAACTACCCGTCCCTCAAGCAGATGCAGCAACTCGTCGCAGATAAGCTTGCTATTCAGAAGCTTTATGGTGACGATCTGGTAATGTTTAAGTATTCACGCAAGGCTATGTTCGACTACATGTGGTTCAAGCGACCTGAACTCATGGAGTGTCGTGGTCATGTGTACCGTCTTTCGACTGGTGAGCGTGTGGTACATGCTCCCCGTAAGTCGTTCAATTATCTTGAGAATGATTGGTGGAAAGATGTTCCATTGAACACCGAAGTCCGTATCGACAAAAAGTTTAATGGTTATATGGCATGTGTAACCTTGGTGGATGGTGACTGGTTGATTACGACTACTGGTAGTTTCGATAGTGAATACGTCAAGCATGCGCAGAATATGCTGACTGGTCATCCTGCTCTTGAAAACGAAGACAACATTGATTGCACACTGGTATTTGAAATCTGCGACAGTAAGTTTGATCCACACATTGTTGAGGAACAAGATGGTGCTCACTATCTTGGTTCTCGCATTTCTAACGGAAATTGGCTTGCTTATTCGACTTCCAATACTGTGATTGGAATTACCCTCGGTGAAGCAATTCAACTTGCTGAGCGTGATCACGGTGAAGGTTTCATGGTCTATCAGCTACAGGGTGATCCTCTGTACAATCGTCCATGTAAGCTGAAGAGTCCGTATTACATTGGTAAGAAAATGCTGATGCGTGCTACTCCGTATTTTAAGATTGATCGACTACCAAAAATGTGGAAAAATGCACCATATTTGATTCAAGATCATTATCTGTGGTCAGATTGGTGTGAACTACCCGAACAAGAACGTCGTCTATTTTTGGAGAATCACTATGGATAAATACACCGTGATCGTAAGCGTAATGCGTCAGCTAATTGTTAAGCATTTTCATAATGCTCCATGCCGACCTGTAGGTAGCAGCTACATCATGCAATGTGTAAACAATGATGTAGACATGATCGTTGCCTATCCTGACTTTGGACTGAAGGATGAATTCGAGGTTACTCAAGACCTTGGGTGGGAATTCAACGGTTCGAAGATGGATGACGGTACAGAGTTTGTGTCGTTCAAAACTGACATTGATGGTGTTGTGGGCAACTTCGTCTTCGTCATCAGTCGAACCGAGTATGATATGTTTGGTCACGCTGCTGACGTATGCCGACTTCTGCACGAGTCAGGTGTGACGCTTGACAAGCCTCTGCGTTGTGATGTACACTCGATGCTGCGTCAGATGATGACATGGGAAGAATTTCAAACATACAAACATTTAAAAAGGAATGCACATGAAATGGTTCACAAGCGACCTGCACTTCTCGCATCGAAATATTGTACGATTCACGAATCGGGGACGGGATACTTCGCAAGATTCTCACGATATGTGGTTGGTAAACTTACTCAACTCTTTCGTTCGACCTGAAGACACTCTGTATCACCTGGGTGACTTCTCGTTTGCGCGAGACAAGCGAGACACCCGAGCTATTGTAGATGATCTGCACTGCAACGACATTCGATTGTTCAAGGGTAACCACGACCGATTCGAAGATCTGTTGTGGCTCAAGCAAGAATGCAGTAATGTAACTCGTGTCAAAGACTACGAAGAAATTCGGATTGGTGATAAGAGCGTAGTTCTATTTCACTTTCCAATCGCATCATGGCATAAACAAGGTCATGGTAGCTGGCACCTTCATGGTCATTGTCACGGTAACCTCAAGCCTGAGTTCTCTCAAGGTAAAGTGCTAGACGTTGGTTTGGATAATGCTTTCAATCTGTACGGTGTACATCGACCGTTTGCAGAGGAAGACATTGTTCGATACATGGAAAACCGAGACGTTCGAATCAATGATCATCATAAGGATTACACTAATGCAAATCACAGCTAAAGTTCTACTCAAAACCAAGAACGTTTTCACAGGAGACGTTGCAACCACCTTCGAACTAGAGTATCCTCGGTTCATCCATAGCGAGTTCATGACTCACCGGATGTTCAGTCGCAATGCTGCTAGTTCGAGGGCTATTCCTGTTGCTAAGACAATCGAAATGGTTCGCTCTGATCCTGCGATGCCGGTGCATTGGGGTAAGAATCAACCTGGGATGCAGGCTAATGAAGAGCTACAAGGAAATGAACTTGCAATGGTTAAGGGTGATTGGATTAATTCAGCAGAACAGGCTTCTATTGTTGCTGAACGCATGTCGCATTACCAAGCACACAAACAAATCGTTAACAGAATCCTAGAGCCCTACGTGTGGATGAAGGTTGTCGTTACCGCTACCGAGTGGAATAACTTCTGGTGGTTGCGTGATCACAAGGATGCTCAACCTGAAATCCGACAGCTTGCTAAGGTTATGCACAAAGCGTACAATCAAGCTAAAGCTATGAATCTGTACGATGGTGAATGGCACCTGCCTTACCTCGATCTTGTTCGTGGTACAGGTATGAATCTGAAACTGCATTACTGCATCGGTAATGAAGAACTTAGCACTGAAGATGCTAAGAAAGTTTCTGCTAGTCTATGTGCCCAAGTATCTTACCGTAAGCTAGACTTCAGCGTAGAAAAAGCTAAAGTAATCTTTGATCGACTAATCGAGTCTGAGCCTGTACATGCTAGCCCTGTAGAGCACCAATTGCTTGTACGAAATCCTAAAGAATATCCAATCCCTTCTGCTAGGACGCAAGGATGGACGCACATGGACTTCGACGGTAACTACTGGTCAGGTAATATCAAAGGGTATATTCAGTATCGTCAACTGATTCCTAATCACGTAAAGCGAGGCTAAATGGCTAGAGTAAAACGCAATCGACCTAAAGTGACGGACCATCAGCTGATCAAGCTGATTTCCGCTCACAGTAAATACCATGAGTATGAAGTGCGTGATATTCTACGTGCAATGGTATACATTACTCAATCTGAACTAGTGAAGGGTAATACTGTTCAGATTCGTGGACTAGGTACGTGGGCAACCTTTCTGATTCCAGAGAGGTCGTGGTACAATGCTCATCTGGATTTGCACATGACTAAACCTGAAGAGTATAGAGTCGGGTATCGTTGTGATGCAGACATTAAGGGTGCAGTGAAGAAAGATAGTATTCTCAGGCAGGATATTGAATCGAAAGGAAGTAAATGAACGTAAAAGACCCACCGTATTGGATGACAGCAGAACCACCCAAGGATGATGATATCCTAATCAATGATCCTCATGATGTATTCAAAGCAAAAGAACTACCTTCGTTTGTCTATCGTGCAGCACACCATGTAATCAATACCGGTTATCTAAACACCGTAGAGTTCTTCAAGGATTTGACTGAGCTTGAGTCATCGTTCCTTTGTGAAATGTGTAAGCTTAACGCTTCCATTCTTATGGGTGAAGCTACTGCTGTAAACCAGTCTCAACTTCATACGTTTGCAATTGTACTAGAGTCGAGCAGGCTTACCGTACAGATGCTACACGCAGGTATCGGTGAAACAACAATCGAAAAGTCAAAACTGATTGACAGATTCACCAACCTGTATAGAATGGCAGTTGCTCATCATCAGGCTCTTGTCAATGATGCAGTCTGTCACTATGAAAAGTTCGACATTCTAGCAGAACCTTCTGAGGGTAGACTTTTCTCTGACAAAAAACCCTCTGAACCTGACGGGAAAGGGGGTTGACAGATGCCCAAAAAAAAGAAACAATCTGATCCATTCGCTGAAGACTTTGACCTGTACGACGATACTTTCGAAAAAGACGCAGTACAGCAGTTGACAAATCGAACAAGACAGCGTACATTCTACGAAGACACTTTCGATCAATCTAACCAAGAGGTAAATTCACTATGGAAAACAAGCGGTTCGTGGTAAAGTTCAACAACGGTGTGTGGAAGGCTTTCGACACTCATACTTTCACCGACATGGAACTCTTTCGTTTAAAGCGTGAAGCTGATGAAAAGGTCAAGTCAGTCAATGATCGTATTGCTCGGGAAAAGCAATGACTAAGTTCGTAATCGGTGGTCGCTATAACTGGATTGGTCAACCTGAGCGGTTGATCTATCTTGGTGATAACTTCAGTGGTAATGGCTTCTGGCATCAATTCGCTAAGGTTGATAAACCTGATGTTGTTTGGTGTGAAGTCAAGGGTAACCAACTTGATCAATTCGAAGAAACCAAAGACCCTACAGTTGACAAGGTTTAAGTTCTAAGCTATAGTTCATTTCTCTGTTCAACAACCTCTAGGAGATTCAATTGAAAGAAATTCATATCGTTCGTAACGCTAGCATCCCGCGTCTGTTCAACGTTGTCGAGGCTGACTTCGAAAACGAATCGGTTCGCACGCTGTTCGAACGTCTGGAATACGATGACGCTGTGATGAAGAAGGAAGCAGTGGAAGCTCTGATGACGGAGTGTGCGTAATGCAAGGCACGTTCACTGAGCGAATCGTTCGACCGAAGAACGCCAAGATGCGTCGGGAGCAGCGTGACCCAAAGCGTGACAAGCGCAATGATCGTGACTTCTCTCGGCAGCGTGAACAAAAGCGAGGGTGGAATTCTGAATCAACCGAATGAAATACCTCAGAATTGGCCTTTCCCTACTTACAAAGGGGTCTTGTTGCAGCAGGTTAGAAAGCGTGATACACTAGATCATGTTCCTGAATTCGACAAACTCTCAGACAAAGTAGGAGATACCAATGCTGAACAAGAAGCTCTTTTTTAAGCCTCTGACGGGCTTGCTTTTGCTGCTCTGCCTTGTCCCTGTTACACTCAACCCTGGTCCCGAAAGGTACTGGTTTCAGTCACAACAGGCACGAGCAGAGCAGTTTTTTTTGGACTATCACTGCATGGTTGAAGCCTTGTGGTTTGAAGCTCGCAATGACAATGAAATCGGCAAGCGTGCTGTAGCTACAGTAATTATCAACCGTGTCCAGAGCCCCAGGTTTAGCAATACGATCTGCGGTGTCATCCAGCAACACATGCAGTTCTCTTATAGAAATCGTCTAAAGAATCGCAAAGCTATCCTGCAACCGAAGCCTCAACCCTCTGAAAAAACCAAGCTAGAAATGATTAAGAGTATTGCATATGAAGTTGCGAGTGGTAAATTCAAGCCTGTGTTGCCATCAAACGTACTGTGGTATCATACCTACAGTGTAAACCCTGTGTGGAATCGAAAGATGAAAGCTGTTATGCTTCCTGGCTCCAAACATGTATTCCTGAAAGGAAATGACCGTGGTTAAACCAATCGTTCGAATCAAAGATGCTTTTCTGCAACGAAGTGTCGTTTGGTCTGATGCAAACACAAAGCAATGCTACGTTCTAATTGGAACGGTGCTAGACTATCCTGAACAACACATGGCTTTTCCTGGCTGTGTTGAGAATCACCAACAAGTCCAGACAAGTGAAGTCCTTGAGGTCAAGGGTGACATTGTGATCACTGCACGCACTGAATATCATGTACAAAACTGGTTGACAGAGCCGACGTTTCAGACTACACTTGCTGCTCACTTCGGTAAAGAAGGTCTTACATCGTACTGAAAGGTAAATTATGCGCAAAGGTGAAATGCTCGACAAAGCGATTCTGATTGCAACCAATGCTCACGCTGGTCAATTCGACAAGGGTGGTCGTCCGTACATCCTGCATCCTCTTGCTGTGATGCACATTCTGAACACTGAAATCGAAGAGTTGAACAGTGCAGCAGTTCTTCATGATGTAATCGAAGACACCAAAGTTACATATGCCGATCTTCGTGCTGCAGGTATTAACGAGTCAGTAATTGCAATTGTCCGAATTCTTACGAAAGTTCCCGGTGAAACCTACGATGAATACAAGGCTCGTGTTATGGAAAGCCCCGATGCCATGAGGGTTAAGCTTGCGGACTTGACACACAACAGCGATATCCGTAGACTCAAGGGTGTGTCTGAAAAAGACATTGTACGGATGGCTAAGTATCATGCTTTCTATCTGGAAATCACCGCTAAGCTGGAAGGAAAATCGTGATTCATCTTGCACACATTGTCAGCACTCCTTCTCTGAAGGGTTATCTTTGGCAGAAGTCCATCGCAGGTTATCACTACGAAATGGAAGTGCTTGACAATCAAGGAACCAAAGTCTACACTGAAGAGCTTCACGACAAGTCTTTCGAACAAGCCGTGAGTGAAATCCAGAGTGTCATGCAGGTTCTTACCTTCAGCGACGAACTGCGAATCTACGAAGAATTCGCTTGACAAGCTGAGTAGTTCTGCTAAAGTACAACCCATCGTAATTAACCAACAGGAGATACCAAATGCGTTTCAAGACTCTTACCGCTACCATCCTTCGCAACGCTGCAATGCGTGTTCAAGAAAGTTCACTTCCGATGTGTTGGGCAATTCGTAATGAACTGCGTGAGAACGGTTTCGGTTACAGTGAAGCAATCAGGATTGTCGCAGTAGAATTCGAAAGCCTGCTTGAAAAAATGAATGTTCCTACCAATGGTTGGTTGTGGCTGAGTGGTAAGACGTGGGAAGAACGCCAAGGTCGTCGTTGGGACACCGATCCTGAACTTCGTGAAGCTCGCGTCATGTTCCTGCTAATGTTGGCTGATGCTGTTGCGTATAAGACCGAGCGTGTCAAATCCAATGATGGTTGGATCGATGGTAGCATCAAGCCTGAAAAGCCGGGTGTGTATCAGCGTGAATTTGATACTCTGGATCATGTTCAGTTTGGTTACTTCGACGGGGTTTGGCACTACGGCAGTCGAACTGTTGAAGATACACTGAGTCGATTTAAGAGTCAGTCGTTTGTAGCAATTAATCAAAACCGTCGCTGGAAGCACATTGAGCAGAAACCTGCGAACCTTGTTTCGTTCAGTGTCAATCCTGTTGAGCCGGGTGTGTATGCTGTGCAACACAAAAATAAAGTCATTCACTACTCTAAGTGGAATGGTAAGTTCTGGTGCCTGACTGATGATATTGAAGGTGCAAAAAGTCAAAAACGAAAGTCGTTTGGTATTTATGACGACAATGCATACACCGGCTGGTACGCAACTCGACTTGACAACTGAACCAAAGGAAGCTAACATGCTGCACGTTCTAACAAATGTTCTGGCAATCATTGCAGCGGGTGTTCCTCTGATGATTGTGGATGCGCTACGTTCGATTCAATTCTTCAAGGCACGAAAGGTAAAGTAATGTACACTCTGTATTTCTTTCATGATGAAACGACTCAAGACTCCATGAGTTACGAGTTCGATAACCGCAATGAAGCTCTTGAGGTTGCTATTGCTACCGTCAGGACTGAAGAAATCTTCCCGATTGCAGAGATTCGTGATGAAGATGGAGTGCTTGTCAACCGCATCACTCCTGCTGTATAATCTCTGATTTCCACACACAAACTACGAAAGGAAACCTACCATGTCTACTCGTCTGCAAACTATCCGTAATCTTATCGCGTCCAGCCAAGGTCGATTCTTCACTGCTACCTTCGTGAAGAAGAACGGTGAAGTCCGAGTGATGAACGCTCGAATCGGTGTCAAGTCGCACTCTGCTGGTGGCACGCCTTCGACTGCTGCTCATGAGCAATACATGACTGTGTTCGATGCGAAGATCAATGCATATCGCACACTCAACCTTGAGACGATTTCGAAGCTCAAGATCAACGGTGTCACGTTCGAGGTACAATGATGAAGTATCGATTGCAGGTTATTACTCCGCTTGGTACCTTCTACAGCAAGTGGTTTGAAAACCAAGCTGCCGTTCGAGTGTCTGAAATTGAATTCGAAAAGCTTGGTAATCTAAAGATGCCTGCTGAAGATGGCAGTATCATTCGAATCCCGGAAGGTACTTACCTAAATAGTATCGTCATCGTCGAAAAGTCCGAACAGTGAAGAAGACCCTGCCAAGTGCAGGGTTTTTTCTTTTTACTTGACACTTTCTGTGATTCTGTTAAAGTAACACCCATCGCAACACACAGGAGATATCCAGTGATCAACCAAATCCTCGGTCGTGCTACTCTCGGTCAACCTGATCCGGTGGTTGGTATGGGTGCAACTCTGCTGTACATGACTGACCGCTACCCTGCGACGATATTCCGTGTGTTCACCTATCGTAAGTGCATGGCTGTGGAAGTGCGCGAGGATGAATACTCACACATTGGTGAAGGTTACCTGGGTGACTTCAAGACCTGCGTGCGAGCTACCCCTAAGTATTTCGTCTTCAAGAAAGGTGTGTGGGTCCGTCTGCAAGTCGAAGATAATGATGTAGAGTTTGCTAAGAAGAAGTTCAGCACTACTACTGAGCGTGGTGGTCTGCGGATTGGTCAACGTGACGGTTATCAAGACCCTCATTTCTGAAAGGAAATCAAGTGAACATTACCTGCTCTGACATGAAACAGTTCATCGAAGTGATTGCTGGTCTTGTCCGCGAAGGCTTGACGTTTAATGCAGATGCTGATAGACTCGTGATCAATCTTACAGGAGGTCACTGATGAAAGTCTTCGTCTACTTCAACCTGCATCGCAAGTGCTTCAGCGTCAAGGCTCTCGAAGGCGCACTCAAGGGTCGTGTAATCATCCATGCCTCCTACGTTAATCTTTACAATTGTGCTTTCAAAGTATCAGAAGCCGGTCGTCAACGTGTCCTGCGTGAGAAGCGTAAAAATGTCCACGCGGGTGTTGTAGGCAATCTTCAGTCGTTTACGTTCGTTGATCAACAAAACAACATGGCAGAGTTTCGCAAAGATTGCACTTATGCTCTCGCTTTTGAAAAACCCCACAACCGAGTCAAGTATAATCCGTACAAACTTGACAAGTTCTACCGAGAGGAAGACAATGCATGCATTCCGGTTGAAAAGCACCAGCTTGTTTCCCTGGCAAAGCTCGAAGGTCAACCTCCTGTAATCTATTTGCACTAAGGAATCAATATGCCGTTCATCGAAAATGTCAGTCTAGACGATGCCCGTAAAGCTTGGCATTTCGACCCTGGCCCGAACTCTCTGCTGATCCGAATCATTGATCCTGACATGGAGTTTGGTCAGGTCAAGTTGCCGTTCAAGGAAACTGCCAAGTTCAAGTTCCTCGATTCTGAGGACGGTGACGGTATCCCTGAGCACTTTAAGATCAATGAAAGTGAAGCTGATCATATTGTCGAACGGTTGATCCATGCTCGTAACAACCACATGAACGTCATCGTGCATTGTGTCGCGGGTGTCTGCCGCAGTGGTGCTGTGGTAGAATTCGCTGTTGCAGCCCTTGGTTTCCAAGACACTGAAAAGTTCAGGCAACCGAACCTTCGGGTCAAGCGGATGCTGTTCGAAGCGTATGAAAGAATTGCTAGCGGAAATTAACCATTCGCTTGACTCAACTATTACCTTCTGCTAAAGTCCTGACATGACAACTCAACGCCAACGCAAAATGAAGATCAAGATCAAGCAGCAGAAGCCTCGTAATCCGACTGTAGAAGTCGTGATGCGTAAACCTGTGCAAAAGCACCGCAATCGCAAGCGTGATGCTAAGATGCAACCTGTGGAGTAACCATGAACTTTCTGCAAAACCGTGATCTGTACATTGACCATACTCATCCTGATTACAAGTATCTAAAGAGCACTTTCAAGTTGCCGACATTTGGTCAATGGGAAACCGATACTTCAGTTAAAGAGGTATCAGATACTGAATTGTGGCAACAGTTGACAATGTTCAGTTTCGCAGCCAGCACTGTTGTTTGCAGTGAAAACGTGGACAATGGAGTGTGGTGTAAGATCAAGGCATTTTACGTCGCTGATGATCAATCGTGGATCATTGTTGCGTACCCATACTCTACCTTCGGTTCCAGCAAAGATTCAAAGTGGAAGCTTGACAAACCCCGCTACTTCAAGTACCAAAAATGCAACCATGAATTTACCAGTCGTTCTGTCGGTCGTTGCATCACTGAATACACCTGCAAGCTGTGTGGTTTTGTGAATGTAGTTGACAGCAGCGACTGAAGTCTGTACAGTTCACATCATCGTAATCAACAGGAGATATCAAATGCGTTTCAAGTTCCTCACTGCTACCCTTGTGCGTAATACTGCACTGCGTATGCGTAGTATCAAAATGAATACCGAAGGTGACGAATTCATGTGCAACGCATTGGTTCGTGAAGCTACGTCACAAGGCTTTGAAAATGGCTCACGTCAAATGAATGGTGTAAAACGGGAATTTCACAATGTTCTAAAAGAAATGCAAGTTAGCACTGCCGGTAGTCTTTCTCATCCTGAACGAACGGATCGTGAAGCACGTACGTATGAGTGGAGAAGTGAAGCTCGTATTCTGTTCCTCTTGATGTTGGCAGATGCTATCGCATACAAGACGAACGGTGGTAAGAAAGTCAAGCCGGTTCCGCCTCCTATCATTCTCCCTGATCCGGGCATGGTCTTCATCAAAGAAATTGGTGTTGATCGGTATACTGCAAAGAATGCATACGGTACGTTCGTGATGCAACGTGGTAACCCCAATGCTCGTGAACTGAAAGCAAAAACCGACCGTTGGTGTCTGATTGATCCAAATGGACAAGTGATCGTGGACGATGAAGTTTTCCGCAACCAGATTGCGTTCGATTACCATCTTGTACTTCAACGACAATACTGGGCTTGACTCAACAATAGCTTTCAGTTAAAGTACAACCCGTCCAAACAACCCGTAGGAGAAACCTGATGATCAAGAGTACCGTTAGCCGTGCGAAGCGGCGTGCATTTGTCAAGTTCTACAAACAGCGCCTGAAAAATATTGGTTGGCATTACATCTGTTGGGCTGCTGACTCGTACACGAACGACTTCGAAGTTCGCCATGATGTCATGAAATCTGTCGAACATACTCTCAGTCGTTCGAACTGCAATACAATCCCGAGTGTCTTCGATACCCACGGTGAAAAAGAACGTCAACAAGTTCGCAACAAGTGGCTGCGAATCTATGCTGAACAAGGTGTAGCGTATCACTGGCAAGACACTGATCAACCTTACACCAAGTAATCACAACCCCTCAACTCATAAAGGAAATCAAATGCAAATCGTTAACACTGTCAAGTCTTTATTCGCTCCTACCACTCCGAAGGTCACGGTTGCTACCGTCCTGGCACAATTCAGTCAGACTGTCGCTCAACTTGAGCAGGTTCGTGCTGAGAGTGAAGCTGCTGCGGATGCCGCTGCTGCTACCATCGCTGAACTGGAAGTTCAACGTGCTGATTCGCTGAAGGAAGCCGGTCGTGCTGCCTCGGTTGCTGCGAAGATTTCTGCTCTGCTGGATTAACCTTGCGCTTGACTCAGGTATCTGAGTCTGTTAAAGTACATCCATCGCAACACACACAGGAGATTTCATGTACAAGAGTACCCTCAGTCGTCAAGCCCGTCGCAACGCAGTTAAGGCAATCAAGTCTGCTGCGTTGAAGGATGGTAATCCGAATTTCGACGGTGGAATCTGCCAGTACATCAGTTCTGTGGCTGTACCGGAACAAAAGCATCGATTAGACATTCGTGGTGCAATCAATACAACGCTAGGTAGGGAAGCATTTCTTCCTGATGCTGTGATTCCTCACCCTGTTTGTTATCAACCAAAGCTTCGTACCGCAATGCGAATGAAGTTTCTTCGACTCTACGCTGAACAAGGTATTGCATATACTCCGTTCGAATGGTTGAACAAGGTTGACTCTCGCTTTGCGAAGTGGAAATCTGAAGTCAACAAGATTGCTGCAAAACACAACCTTGTGCCCGCTGTCAATCCTTCTGTCTCTGAGCAAGAGACGTGGACGAAGCATTACATGAACAATTTGACTCCGAAGCAAGCTTGGGATGCAACTCCCTGGCGATAACCACACGCTTGACTCGGGTACTCTTTCAAGCTAAACTCTAGTCTTCTGTTAAACAACCTCTAGGAGAAAACACATGGAAATCATCGGTAACGCAATCATCGGCACCGCCCGCGAATTCGAAGAGAACAAGGTGGA